ACAATGATCCCGCGCGAATCCAAAGCAGCCTTGGCCTCCGTGAGAAGAGTAGCCACTCTTTGCCAAAAGCGAAGATCTCTGCGGGCCCGGCCCCCTCCTGCTTGTATTTCTCCTGGAGGCGTGCGGTTGCTATTGCTCAGACGCAGTCAGACGATTCACCGGACGACAGCAGACCCATTCGGAAAAGCCGCAAAAATCTTGTCCACACCGGCGAAGGCCGGCGCCCATGCCGAGCATAGATCCCGGCCTTCGACGGGAAGACGAGAGGGGAACGCCGCGTGGTGAGTGCCAGATGTATGCCGATGATCTTGTCGGCGTGTGGTGAATTACCTGAATGCGCCTGACCACTAGCACTAGCCCACCCGTCACCGGAAGCTTCGCCTCTCCGCCCACAGGCGGGACGATGAATTGACGTGGGCGATGGTCAGCTCGACGACATGATTTCGGAAATTTCCACCGCGCAGCGGGCGCGCGGCCTCGCCGTCGATGTCGCGAAGCTGCAGCAGTCGAGGGCCTATGATTTGGCGATGCGGCTGCCGCTGCTCTGCTGGTCAGTCGTCTGCACGACGTCGTGGGTGAACGGGCTGGCGCCGTATGAACGCGGCGTCGATCCCGGTGCCCGACGCCGTCTTAGCGATCAACATTGCGATGCGGTTGTCGGCGATCGCCTTTCTCTCCTCGCGGCCTCTGGCGTGCTACGGGCGCGGCCTTCGGGGAAGGCGCGCGGGGTCGAGCCGCGGGTGTCCGCCCTCGCCGGCACCTTTATCGTCTACACCTTCAGCCTCTTCCCGCGCCGCGAGCTGTCGCTCGCCGCCGAAATCGTCGCGACCTCGCTGACCTTGATCGGCAGCGCTGCGGGCGGTCTTCGTGCTGATGCAGCTCGGCCGCTCGTTCAGCGTCATGGCCGAGGCGCGGCGGCTCGTCACCTCGGGGGGTGTACGGGTTTGTGCGGCACCCGCTCTACCTCGCCGAGGAGCTGGCGGTCATCGGCATCTTCATGCAGTCCTTTTCGCGCTGGACGGCGCTGCTGCTGATTGCACAGATCGCCTTCCAGCTCCGCCGCATGCACAATGAGGAAGTCGTCCTCGCCGAAACCTTCCACGAATATGCCGCCTACCGACAGCAGACCGCCCGGTTGATACCCGGGATTTATTGAACTGTCGGTAAAAAGAAGTGCCAGCCTGCTGTCTTGCGTGTCCTGTCTGCCTACGTGTTAAAATGCCGACAAGCCCCGTGGCTACCTCTGCCTCCACCAGTACGGTTCCGAGCGGTCCAAGTGCAGCTCAGAGTGCGAGAGTGCATGGGCTCGAGATGCTCGACACGCGATCCCGACTGAGAAATCGAGTGCCCGATCGGGATTTCCGGCTCTGCCGATCGCCTGATCGCGACGCACGCGGGACAGCTATGTCGGGCTCGCGCCAACACCTTCAACGGCGGCATAATTCGACCGGCAGCAACTGTCCCGTTACCGAAGACGAACGGGCGATATTTCATTGAATCTCGATGAAGCGTGAAGCCGGCGATGGAAATTCATTGGAACGGACGTCGATACACAGCGGGTCTTCTTCACAGATTGGAGCCGCCGTTGACTCGGCAACCCTGATTTTCGGCTTCGGGAACCCTACACCGCGCTAGCTGCCGGCGCCGCTCGACAGGTCCGGGTCGGACCCGTGGCGAAAAATGCCCGCTGCGGCCCCGTTCTTATCGAACAACAGCCGAACCCCTCCTGCCTCGATTGCGCGCCGTATCGCGATTAAGTTGTTGGGCCGCGGCGTTTGCTCACCTCTCTCGAAGGCTGCAATCGCGCGAAGCGAAACATTTGCCTGCCTAGCCAATTCCAATTGCGACCATCCTAACCAGCCGCGTGCCGCACGACACTGCTCCGGTATCATGGCGCCGGCTGGCACAGAAACCTTGTTATGCGTCTCGATTTGCTTGAATTAAGCATATAGATATAATACAAGCATATATGCTCGTTATCGGCATATCATGGAAACCATCAAATGGCGACCCTCAAAGACGACATTGACAGGGCGGCTGGCCAACACTCCACCCCTAACCTACTAGCCGACGAATGGTATCCTGATGCGGCCAACCCACCAGCAGAAAGGAATATAACAGTTTCAAGAAGGAGATCGAAACACGCTTCCAAAGACCGTTCCACAGTTTTGGGGTTGATCGAAAGGCTAGCGCTCGACCCCCGCGCCGATGTCGAAAAGCTCGAACGCATGATGGCAACGTACGAGCGACTCAAGGCGAAAGAAGCCGAGCTCGCTTACAACGCGGCGAAGGGCCGGATCCTAAAAAAGCTCGCCGGCATCAAGATCGTCAAGAACAGGTCCGTTGTATACGAAATCGGGAGAGAGAAGCCTCAAAAGGGTACCTATGAAGCGTTCAAATACGCCCCGATCGAGGAGATCGACAAACATCTTCGCCCGCTCTTGGTGGAAGAGGATATGGATCTCTTCTATTCCGACGAACCGTGGGAGGGCGGCGGCATCCTGATCCGCGGCCGTCTGAAGCATTTGCCGGGGGGCCATTATGAAGATTCCTTTATGCCGGCCCCGCTGGACACCACCGGTGGCAAGTCGAAAGTGCAGGCAGTGGGGAGCACCAATTCGTTCCTTCGCCGCTATATCGCCTGCAACATCTTCAACATCGTAGTTGTCGGTGATGATGACGATGGAACCGGAGGGACAATCGACGAGGCGCAGACCAAGACAATTCTTGAGTTGATCAAAAGAGCAAAAGCCGGGCCGAAGTTTCTGAAATACATGAAGGCCCAGAGCATCGAGGAAGCCGATTCACTCGCGGCTGCAGTCGCGACGATCGCCGCGCGGGACTATCGCAAGGCGGTTAGCACTCTCGCGGAACAGATAGCTAAGGCAGAGGCCAGTCATGCCGATCTTTCATCATGACGTGGCGCAATACTCGGAAGCGTATGACCGCCTCAAGCTTGGGATCCCAACGAGCTCTCACTTCCACAAGATCATTACACCCCAAGGTAAGCCGTCGAAACAGTGGCGGGAATACGCCTGCGTCCTGATCGCCGAACGGATACTGCAGCGGAAAATCGAGTTCTACAGGTCGCCCGCCATGGAGTGGGGCTTGATCGTCGAGGCCGAGGCGGCCGATTGGTATGAATTTGATCAAGACGTAACGGTTCGGAGGGTCGGCTTCATCACCGATGACCATCATACGATCGGATGCAGTCCTGATCGGCTCGTCGGCGAAGAAGGCCTCTTGGAAATCAAGGCCCCGCTACCGCAGACTCAGGTCGAATACTGGATTTCCGGCGAGGTCAATGAACGCTTCCGGCCTCAGTTGCAAGGTCAGCTCTACGTTTCTCAGCGCAGCTGGGTCGATATCGTCTGCTGGCATGACGTGCTTCCAAAGGTTGTCGTGCGGGTTGAGCCCGATGAGAAGTTCATCAAGGCCCTCGACCGCGAGCTGCAGATCTTCAGCTTCTTTATCGAGCGCGTGATGGAAAAGATCCGCGCCACGAATGAGGTGCCGGTCCCACAAGGGAAATTGGCACTGAAGGCGGCGCTGCGAGCAAGTCTGGAGATCGTCCAGTGACGGAAAAGCCGAATTTTCACTCCTTCGAATATCCCGAATGCGCGATCCCGCTCGGCTCCATAGGAATGGCCGCGACCGTCGACAATTTGGGAGCCCCACAGACATTCATGGACGTGATGCGAGAATTTATATCAGACATCCTGGAGGAAGTCGTCGGGGTTCGTCTAGCCTGGCCCAATTCACTTTACCCTGCGCCTAAACACGAACGCGCTGGCGATTCCTAAGACTGATGCCCGCCCCCCGCATCCCCCGCACCGTTGCGCGCCGCAAGCCCGCGACCAACTTCCGTAGGCGGGCGCAGCACCTGGCTTTTGTCCGTCAGCTCCCCTGCGTAGCCTGCGGTAAAGCGGCGCCATCAGACGCCGCGCATGTGCGCACAGGAACCGATGGCGGTGTAGGGATGAAGCCGGCCGATCGCTACGCCGTTCCTCTCTGCACCGCCTGCCATGCGAAACAGCATCGGGTCGGCGAGCTTAGCTTCTGGTCCGCGCTCCGCTTCGATCCTCTCAATGTGGCTTTGCGGCTGTGGACTATATCTGCCGATCTAGAGGCCGGGGAACGCATTGTCTTTCGGGCGCGACAGCAGATAAATCTGGCGAAGGCATATGGCTGATACACGCACCATACCTCCAGAACAGATCTTCACCGCCAGCATTAATGATTTGTGCGCGATGTATAGCGCGGCAATCTGGATAGGAAACGAGCGACACTCACGATGCGAATCTGGGGTCGCGGCATTGGCATGATTGTCGCGGCGTGAATGTCTGGCAAGGAGGATTGAGGTCTTGAGTGTCGCGGCGCGACGATTAGGCGTTCGTATTGCCTCACCGGGGGATGTTCCCGAGACGTCAAGCGTTGCCTCACCAAGCGTGCTCCCGTTGCCTCACTGATCCTCCGGACTTGCCGCAGCTCTTTTTCTGATTTCTAAAATCAATGCTTACTGATGTTGGCTGTGGAGTTGTGGGCGACGCGGCAGCGTCGTCCAAGCGCAGCGGCAAATCCACAGGGCCCTTCGCGCCGCCTTCACGATCGCTGAAATAGTCGTTCGCACCATTGCCGGACTTAAACAGCGCTTTGGAGAAAGTCGAGTAGATTTAATGGCTTACGGACGAACGCAGTGGTCTTAGCACCACGGCGGCAGTGTTGGGGCCGGGTTAGGCGGCCGGCTGCGGAGTAGTGAGGGGGAGTTCCTGAAGGTTGGGCGGCAGGGCGACGCCAACCGCCTGAAAGAGCTTACCAGCG